CTCCCCTTTAATCAGTTTTTCCATCGGTAACATCGAGGCTAGGCACGCGGCTATAATAACAGTATTTCCTATGAAAGTTGTAACATCACCACTCTTTCTCTGGTACCATAAACATGTTTTTATACCAGCTGTGTAATCTTTAAGAGTGGTTTTTCTGTGCCCTTGTTTCCACACTTCTGCCAGAAAATCTTCTAGACCCAGTCTTCTCCAGATTTCATACTCTACTGCGCAGTGAAACTCATTCTGAGATTTGTCGTATTTGGAAATATCCAACTCCAACACATCCATGGGGACATGACTATCTAGATCTCCGAAGAAATCTTCGATTTGAGCTGGTGTCTTCCTCGTGAAGAACAAAAATCTGCTTGAGTCAACACTGTCCAGTAGTTGCCTTGTCAGTTCGCTGAAGAGCGGTCCAAAAATTGCATTGATCTTCTTAGAATGATACACAATCGTCTGTAGAGCCGGATATTCCGTTTGAATGGAAGTATCCAACTTCTGTTTCGGCTGTGCTTTAATCATATGTCTATACTGATCAACTGCAGGCAGATCCACAAAGTCAAAATCAGACAATTGCCCAATAGTGACTTGTTCTTGTTTGGCTAACCACCTATTGAGAGACTCCCTACTAAACAAAGAAAAATTTTTGTTTGGTTTTCTTTTTTCTTTAAGCAAATAACTATCAAAAAATTTATCTACCACTAAAGAGGCTGTGTTCTCAATATCAACTACTCCGGACAACTCAGGTGAATTAAAGTTCCTTTTGATCATAGCAACTAAGTTTTCCAATAGTCCAGTCTGGCGTGGCATTTCTGCCGCCGTTCGTACCATAGGTATTAGTGGTTTGATTTGATCCTTAGGCGCAGCAACAGACTTAGACATATCCAATATGCAATCTTTGACATTCAATGAAATGTCAGTCAACCTCATGGTAACAGCATCAAAATTATTCATCATGGTGCTGTTGCCTGGGAGACACTTATCATAGTAAAACTGCATATCAGAAATATCACCAGTCTTTGGCGCTGCCACAAAAAGATTGGAACCTTTGAACACCGAGTCAATCTGTAATTGCTATTGTGTTCCTGCATCGACCTTATACATATCTAACAAGTACGAGCTAAGTTTCTCTAGATCTCTAATGATACTAACTAAAGGATCCATAACAACAGTGTAGTACTTGAGCGAACAGGTGTGCCTTGACAATGCGACCAAAACATGTGGGCTGTCTCCTGCAATGATGGAGACCGGTGTAGGGGTTAACCTAACTAGTGAAACATCAGAGTATGTCTCGCCTTGCACTTCATGCACAGTGTGAACATCTGAATACCCTCTTGAAAGCAGAGCTTCTTTATCCGATTGGGTAAAAGTCAGGATCTTGCCATGCAAGGGTTTTGAGATCGGATTGATCACGGCGGCTCCGCCGACCATCTCCTGCGAAACAGACTTTTTAACCGAAGAAGTGCTCATGACAAAGCCCTCATATCTCCTGTTCAGATAATGTGTGACATCGGCTGGACAACGGAGAGTAGTTCTGCGTGTCTCCACCTCGTCAACTTCCAATTTGGCAAAATGGGCGGGGTACGGGAATCCTGAAACTCTATTGATGTATGGAATCTGCTGTGTGTCTCCGTAAACATATGCAATTTCGCACAATGACATCGCCACAAGAAAATTAACACAACCAGTATGCAACATCAACCCTTCATCAATGAATAACCTCTTGAACTGACAGCGTGTGCTTTTCCCAAAATTCATCATGAAAGAATCAACGGTTTTAACGTTATCCTTCGTGGCCACAATAATCCCTGAGGAATTCGCACGTCTTCTGATCATTTCCGCGGCTTGCTTCCCAGGTACTAAAATTAGATCTTCATCAAAATTAACCCTGGAAAGAATTTCTTTAGTTTTTCCACAGCCCGGAACTCCGTCCACAAGAACAACCTTTGCGCTACTGACATGCGGTTCTCCGTTTCGAAGCAGTCTGCGCAGAGTTCTGAGTTTCGCCATGTCGGAATAAACAACAGACTCAGAGCTGACAGCTACTCTTCTCCAATCATCGCATGTCACCACACCCTGCTCATCATATTCCAAAAGCGCCACATGATACTTCCTCGCGTGGGTTTCAACAACACCCCATGCATGACTCTTGGCCGTTGGTTTGATTAACCACTTCCTAGATGCAACATCCAAGACTCCAAACTTTTGACGGGTTTCAAGGTCAATAGCAGCTGTATCTTTGAGGATCTTGACGAGATTCGACACCGCAGCAGATAGTGATGCTACCAGGCTGTCTATAAAGTTTTTCATTTGTTGAACTTTAATAGGACCTGTGTACACAATCGAACTCATCTGTTTACGAATTAACGATTCTGCCGTTGCCATATGGAATTGCT